TCTGCTTGCTGAGCCACTTCATCGTCATCTTCGGATCGAGGTTGTGTCCGTTCTCGTGGCGGATCGGAAAGTACCAAGCCTGATCCCCGGCAGCGATGGCGATACCCACGATGAAACCGTCGTTACGCGCCCAGCCTGGGCCAAGCTTTGTAAGGTTTGGGTCGCAGGTCTCGAGGTCGATGGCGATCTGCGGATAGCAGGTCAGGTCCGGGTAGCTAGATGGGATATTCCAATCAGGCTCGAGCTTCTCTCCGAGATCCATACGCTCGAAGAATGCGATTGTGCTTTTGTCTTTGCGGTCTCGTGCCATGCCCTAGCCTTTCTCGAAGCTGCCACCCAAAGCGGAGTAGCCACATTTGTCGATCCACGAATCTTCATGGTCGATCGTTTCCATAAGGCGGCAGGTCTTTACCCAGTCCATCATCAATGCGACATGCTTGGCTGTCAGCTCACCCTTACAGTTGTCCACGATGATATTCCAACCAGCAGCAATGCGATCGAAATTGTGGAAAGCATCACCGTAATCCTGGGCCCTCTGGCCTGAGATAAGTTCTTTTGCGGTGTCTAGAATTTCGTCGCGTGTCATAGTGCATACCTGTATTTGTCGTTACCCTCTACGATGTGCAGCTCTTTCCGAGCTCGTGTCACACCAACATAGAAGATCCGATGTTCATCATCCGGGAACCTAGAGTTTGCTGCGGCGTATGTACTCCCGAGATACACAACGCACCTGTCGTCCTCACCACCCTTCATAGCGTGGATGGTGGACACCTTAATACGTGGCGGCTTCGTAATATCCTCCCCGCTGTTTTCGACGTTCAGCAGATACGCACGCATGTTACTGCCGAGACCAAGGATTTCAAACTCATCCCTCGGGTCTTCTCCAAACAGATCACGCTTATCAATGAACCCAAACTCAGAAACCAAAGCCCCGAGGTTTAGCTGCGACGTAGGATCTGCAGCGTCCAGCAGTTTTCCAGACCCACGCTTCACAACAGCCTTGTCTCCCTGCTTTGGCACCACCTCGTAAAACCTACGAACGGCATCAACATCCACGCCTTCTCCTACGCGAAGCTTACGCCATGTTTTAATAGCATCTGCCTGCTCTTTGGTGAGGACAGTGCGGCCTTTGACAGAGTAGTAGTAACCTTCTTGGTGAAGATACTTACCAATCTTCTCGGCATAGTAGTTTGTTCTGGCCATGATGGTCCAAGAACCTTTCCGGAAGTCTACGCTGTCGAAGTGGTAGTGCCAGCAAACTAAACCCTCTTCGTCCGTGGGAGCATACTCCTTTGGTACTCGGTCCTTGATCCTTCTGACAATGCGCCGCGCAACGTTGAACACAGCCTTGGGTAGACGGTACGATTGCGTCAGAACGATTTGCTTTGGTGACATGTTAACGAACTGTTCGACATCTACTCCCGTCCAGCGGTGGATGGCTTGATCGTCATCACCGGCAATGAGAACTTCTTCCGCGTTCGTTGCCATCTTTTGAACCATCTTCCACTGCAGGGGCGTAAGATCTTGTGCCTCATCCACGATCAACAACCGCAAGCGTGGAGGCTCTCCCACTTCCACGAACATCCCGATCATATCGACGTAGTCAAACTTACTGAGCCGTGTTTTATACTCTGTCACCTGCTCGTAAATCTGCTTCGCCTTAAACAAACTAATGTCGTGCGTCTCGTGTTCTCTCCACTCCTCCTCCAAGTCCACCATCCGGTAGCGGGAGCGATCGATGATCCTCATGTACTGACTGCCACGACGCAAGTCCTGGGGAATAAGGATGCCATCTTCTGGAGCGATGTTCATATTGAACTCCTCGCCCAGCATCCGGCCCAGCTCGGCGTAGTCAGCGTTTGACATGATGTCCTCCTTGCGAAGAGACAGGCCGCTGAATCCGGTTGAGTGCAGAGTACGGAAATTGCGCAGTTGCTTGACGTCTAGGTTGAACCTAGTCATCGCCCGCTCCCTAGCCTCTTGAATAGCTTTTCTAGAAAAGGAGACAAAGGCAATCTCCTCTGGCTTCATTCCACCATCTAATGCAGTCTCGATGTACCTCATCAGATACTCAGTCTTGCCGCATCCGGGAGGACCAAATATCTGTGTACTATTCGGGATCATCTCTTCTCTCCTCCAACCATGCTTCGATCTGAGCCGGTGTCCATCGCAACATGGACCTCGGACCTCCGAGCCTTATCGGGCGTGGCATCGAGTCTTCTTTCACCCACTTGTAAATAGCTGCGGTCGTAACATCGAGGTGCTCGGCCAGCTCTCTGACTGTGATCAGCTTCTTAGAATGGAATATCATTGTTGATCTCCTCAACGTGTAGGTCGATGTCGTCTTCCTCGAACTCGGGAACCCACCACACTCGTATGGTTCCCCACGACCCGTCAGATTTCTTGTAACGCTGGCGACCACTGAACTCGCCCATGCTGTTCAGTCGCTTGATCTCCTCTTGGATCTTCGCCCGGTTGTCGGCCCACGGATGCTGTCGGTTCTTCAAGAACGTGACTAGGCCATCGATCTTGAACTTCACCCGACCATCGTCGTGGTATGGCTTACCAGTCTCCATCTCCGCAGGCTCGTACGCCTGTGCGCTGCCGTTGCAGTAGGACTTCAGCAGATCCTCGAAGCGGCCCTCCAGAGTCAGCTCCTTGGACACCTCGATGAAGGTCGCCTGCTTCAGCATGCGGTTCAGCAGAGACGTCCAGTCCTGCTGCTTCATGGTGGCGGGCACAAAGTTTATCTGCTGTAGACACGCCTTCTGCCATAACGACTGGTTGTGTAACTCATCCGCTGTCAGCTCCACCCGCTTTCCGTTCACGTCCATGAAGTAGTAACGCGGCTGCGATAGGATCACCGTCAGGCCACCGACTTGAGCCTTGCTCTCGCTGTCGCCACCGACGCCATGCTTCTTGGTGCGGCACAGCTCCTTGTCACAGACCGAGCAGAACGGCTCGATGTTGCAGGTGTAGAAGTAGTCCTTCTTCTGCAGCTGCTTGATGATCCCCAAGACCTCCTTGGCCTCGAGGTTCGGGACCATGAACTTGCGGTTGTAGTCCTCGACTACTTTCTCCCACGTATCAGGATACTTCAGCTTGGCATATACGCCCATCTGCAGAAGTGTGTTGTTGCGCATGTCACCCACCGTGCCTGTCGCTACAAGAATCCGCAGGCAGGGAGGGCCGTCAAGGAAGTGCTCCTTGGATCCAGACAGATCCAAAGCATCGAGGTCGGTCCTCGAAACTCGGCCCTTCTCCACAGCATCTAGGAACTCTTCTAGCTCCATCGCCTCGGCCTGCTTGTTGAAGCAGTAGCGTGTTGTCGTCTCCGCATCGAAGTACGGCATGTTGATAAAGTTGCCGAGGTCTCCCCGCTCGACCAGGATCGAATCCTGTTTCGGAAAGATCTCACAACCAGAGAACCCAAGAGCGATCGACATCTCTGTCAGATACTCACGGATCAAGGACGCTGGATACCAGTCGTCCAGGAATAGATAGAGGTGTGCCCCGCCGGACTTTGTGCGGCAGTGGAACAGAGGCAGCTTGAGCTGCTGAATCTTTTTCTGGAGACCTGCATGGTCTAGGTCGTAGACATCAACGTCCAACGCACCAAACTTACACATGTTCTCTGAGTTGATAGGTATCGCGCCGATGCCCTGCTTACCGTCGATGTGATCCTGAACCTGCTGGACCGTCATCTTCCCGCGACGAACAAAGCTGTTCGCCTCTGCTTTGCCCTTGCGCCCAATCCTACCAACCGTAGTCTCGCCGTACGCTGCGTCTGATCCGACATACGCAGCCAGCAATCTTTCGGCTAGTGACATTGTCTGCTCCTGTTGAGGTTAAAGGAGGGGGAAGACATCGGACGCGGCCCGGACTCGGTCACACAAAACGTCTTCCCCCAAGGCTGCTTAGAACGGGATATCATCCCCATCCATTTTGGAAGAAGACGGAGCAGAAACGTCCTCCTCCGGTGCAGCCTTAACCTCACCCGCCGCGATCGAGTCACGGAAGGCTTTTGCTTCGAGCAGCAGGTCACGGTTTTCTACCAAGCCGATACGCTCGACGCCCCACGTTGACCACGAGCCCTTTTCGTTGGTTTCCTCGGCCGCGTACAGACGCCACATGGTAGCGAACACAGGCGGGGTAACCATAGCACCTGTCTTGGGGTGCTTGACCTTCTGCATAGCGATCTGCGTCTTCCAACGGCGGCTCACTTTAAGCATCGTCGACTTCATGTCGATCACCGCAGGCTGAAATGACCCGTCTTCTTCCACGATTAGGCAGAAGTGCTGGTCAGACTTGACCAGTTCGTTACCGTTGGGAAGTATCTCACGAGCGCCCGACCGGCTGGTCTGTAGGAGCAGATTACTGGTAGCCGGTATTTCACCTCTAAATCCACCACCCATTTCAAGAGGCACGAACTCCAAATACTTGGTGGTTTGGTAGCAGGGAATAACCTTGATACCTGCTTCGCCATCCCAGTACTGGCTTGTGACATTGTTGAAGATGTCACTGGAGCTTGCGCCTTCAATGTACTCCGGCTTTTTCTTGTTCAGCTGCGGGGACATTGGCTGGAGCAGACGAACAAACGGAATTTGCATTTCCGAGCTGTCAAAGGCG